TGGGCCAGCTCGTCGTCGGAGAGCTGGGTGGGGTCGGCGGCGCGCTCGAGCAGCTGGGCCAGCTCGGGGGTGTCGCCGTCGCCGCCACGGATGACCGGGAGGACCCGACCGTCGGGGGCGGTGAAGAACAGGTGTCGGCCCTGGGCGAAGATGCGACCAGGCGTGCGGGTGGGTGCCATCGTGGCTGCCTCCGTGAGGAAGGTGGAACGGGTCACGTCGGTGGGGGCGGGCCCTGGCCACTAGGTGGTCCTGGGGGCGCTGCCACCGGCACTAGGTGCTCGGCTGCCTCGACCTGTGCGGCGCACGGTAGCGCACGCCCATCGGCCGGATGGGGGATCAGCTGGCACCGTCGCCGGCGCCGCAGTCCAGGCACCAGGCGATGGTCATGCGGGCCCCGCCCTTCCACCCGTGCTCGCAGGCGGTGATGAGCACCACCCGGATGCCGCTGGGGAGGGCGCAGCTGGGGCACCACTCGCCGAGCACCGGGTCCTCGTCCAGCACCAGCTCGATGGTGAGCAGGTCCCGGTCGGCGGGCTCGTCGGGGCACAGCGGGCACCCCGCCCCGGCGGCGGGCATCAGCGTTGGACGATGCGGCGCAGCGCGTGCTCGGCGGCGGCGGGCCCGAGGTGGCGGGTGCGGAGCTCCAGCTTGCGGAGCACGTCCATCACCTCGCCGACCGGCAGGAGGTTGGCCTGGGCCTCGGCCTCGGGGGTGAGCCGCGCCCGCATGGCCCGCTTCTGGCACTCGGGGCACCGCTGCACCACGCCGGCGGCGACCAGCGAGGTCTGCACCTGGTCGTCCAGGAACGCCGAGGCGGTGAGCTGGGCGGCGGGCAGCTGCTCGAGCCCAGCGGCGGTGACGGCCTCCCGGGCGATGGGGAAGCCGGGGACGTTCACGGCCAGCGCGCCGATGAACTCCAGGCCAGCGCCGATGCGGCGCCAGTCGCCCGACAGCGAGCTGGCCCGGAGCAGGCGCAGCTGCTCGGTGGTCACGTCGGGGCGCAGCACGCCGGACACCCAGACGCCCAGGGCGCCGTTCGTGGCGCGCACGTCGGCGAAGGCGAGCCCCTGGTGGGCGTAGTGGTCGCGGGCCTCGGGGGCTCGCAGCTCGGCGGCGGCGTGGTCGCAGCCCATCGTGAGGGTGCCGGTGGCGACTCGGGTGCCGTCGTCGCACACCACCTCGCCGTGGTGGAAGTGGGCGTACGCGGCCAGCGACTCGGGGGCGGTGACGCACGTGCCGGGGTAGCCGACGTGGCACTGCCCCCAGCGGGCGGCGTGGCCGAACACCCGGCCGTCGTCGGTGATCGTGAACGGCACGGCCAGGCCACCGTCGGGCTGCTCGACCAGCAGCTCCTGGGCGGGCATGCCGTACAGGTCCAGGTCGCCCTCGCTGTCCACGTCGGGCTCGGGGATCGAGAACCAGCTGGCGGGCGGCGCGACCGGCGGCGCCGGCGCGGCGGGCACCGCGGCCACCACGGTGTCGTCGTCGTCGGCGGGCTCGTCGTCGGTGGTGGTGGCCTCGCCGGCCAGCTCCATGTAGGCGCCGGCGAAGGCGGGCACCGCGCAGGCGGTCACGCCACGGATGCGGAGCCGGGAGAAGCGGGCCAGCAGCTCGTCCACCTCGTCCACGAAGAGCTGGTAGTAGTCGTCCCCGCCGCCCTCGCCGGGGTCGGGGTCGCCGGCGGCGGCGCGCAGCTCGTCGGACAGCAGGTCGGGGCGCACCGAGGCGACCATGGCGACCAGCTGGCGGCGGCTCGGGAGGCGACCGGCGCCGGCGAGGATCACCACCTCGCCGCTGTCGTCGTCGTCGGAGTCGTCGCGCAGCAGCAGCTCCATGGCCCAGTTGTCGGGGTCGATGGACAGCCCCTGGCGGGCGCCGTGGCTGGCGGTGCCGGCCTCGAGCCGCCGGACCAGCTCGGCGCCGTCGGGCTGCTCGTCGTCCACCAGGCCCTCGCCCATCACCACGTCGCCCTCTCGGGTGATGGTGTCGATGGTGCCGACCTGGACGGCGCCGGCGAGCAGGTCGCCGTGCTGCTCCTGCTGGAGCCACCCGAGCGGCAGGGGCAGGGGCGCCCAGTCGAGCGCACCCGGTGCGATTACGCGACCGTCGCCGGTCTGCTCGTTCTCGATGACCAGCGGTCCACGCCAGCGTCGGGCCATGGTGGTGTTCCTCCTACGGGGTCGCGGTCATGAGGCTACGACACCTCGTCCGCGGGGATGATCGTGGGCTCGAAGTCGCAGATGCAGCCGGTGTGGTCGCCGGGCATGTAGAACCCGAACGGGGGGAAGCTGTTGGGGTTGGCGAGCACCGGGTCATCGAAGTTCTGGAACGTCACGCCGTCCAGGTTCCGGTGGGGCTCGAACGGTCGCTGCCGGAAGGCGGGCCCGTACACCCACCGGTAGCCCTCCACCATGGCGCCGTTGTCGCGCAGGGCGCCGCGCACCAGCTCGCCGGTGCCGATCCCACCAGCTGGGCGGGTGCCACCGTCGGTCAGCGCAACCCACGCACCGTCCCCGTCCTCGGTGACGAGCCCGGTGGCGCCGCCGGCGCGAGCGAGGGCCTGGCGCACCAGCCCGGTCGGCACCTTGAGCGTCGGGTCGAACTCCCCCACCTCGGGGGCCGACGGGTCCGGGTCGAACATGCGGGCGGTGGCGAGCGCGGTCAACGCCTCGCGCATCCACGCCCACGCCTGGGCCAGGTCGTCGGCCTGGCGCAGCTGGAGCTGCCGGCGCTCCGAGGTGGAGAACCCCGAGCTCACCCGGTGGGCCACGTCCAGGGCCTCGTCCTGGGCTCGCTCGCCCCACGTGAGGAACTGCGCCTCCAGCTCGTCCCACGCGCCGTCCAGCGGGTCGTCGTCGCCGAACACCTGCGCCACCAGCGTCTGGCCGAGGGTGGCGAAGCCGTGGGTCACCGGGACGTTCCGCAGCAGGGTCCGGTGCTCGGTGCCGTTGGTCTTGGACCGCAGCCGGTTCCCGGCCTTCTCGAGCGCACGGGTCATGGCGTCGTTCGCTGCGACCGACAGGCGGGTGCGCAGCTCCCGGTCCAGCTCCATCAGCTGCCGTCCGGCGTCGGGTCCGGTGGTCGCCGCGGCGAGCGCGAGCGGCTGGGCAGGGAGGGTGCCGGCGCGCGGGGGCATCGGCGTGGGCCGGTGGCCGACCACGTGGGCGAGCAGCTGGTGCAGCACCTGCTTGTGCGTCGGGTCGTCGGACGTGGCGAGCTGGTGGAGCACGGCGCGCGCCGCGGCGGTGATCGCCTCGTCCCCTTCCTCGCCGTCGTCCCCGTCGTCGCCGTCCTCGGGCTCGCCGGTGCCCACCTGGTCGGGCTCGCCCAGCGGGGTGCCGTCGTCGGCCTCGGGCACCTCCAGCTCCACGCCGAGCAGGTCGAGCAGGGCCATGGTGATGTCGGCGGTGAAGATGCCCCGGCGCAGGCCGGCCCGGATGAGCAGGTCCACGGGCTCGGGGGCGGCGTCGTCGCCGTAGCCCTTGGCGGCGCGCCAGGCGTCGTCCGACAGCAGCCCGAGCGTCCAGCCCTCGGTGGCCGTCTCGGCGAGGTCCGGCTGACGGATGAGCCCCTTGGGGTCGTACCAGACGAACAGGCGACCGTCGGACCACTCCGGGGGCACCAGCGGGTTCTCGCGCAGCTGGGGCGTGAGGAACGCGAACGACAGGGCCTCCACGCCGGTGTCGGCGCTCGGGCGCAGGTAGTCGTTGAACTCGTCCTCGTCCACCTGGGCGGCGTTGGCGTACGTGGTGTTCTGGTGGCCCATCACCTTCTCCACCGGGAGGTTCAGGCCTCGGGCGATGCGGTCCACTCGGGCCCGGATGCCGGCCTCCAGGCCCTCCACGTGCTCCTTGTCGAAGAAGGGGATGCGGCGCAGCACGTCGGGCTTCAGGTACTCGGCGGGGCCGCGCAGCAGACCGGGCTGGACGGTGGATGGTGCCGACGGGTCGGCGATGGGGTCCACGAGCACCTGGTGGAGCACGGCGTCGAGCGGGTCGGCGCCGGCGTCGTCGTCCCCGTCGCCGTCGGGCTGGGTGGGGTCGGCGGGCCCGAACGACAGCTCGTTCGGCACGGTGAAGAACCCCGCCGACACACCGCGCCAGGTGTGGGCCTGCAGCTGCTGTTGCATGGCCTGGAGCAGCTTGCAGTCGCCGAGCAGGCCCCGCATGGCCGAGTCGGGCAGCGCCGACCACTGCGGGTGCCGGGTCCAGATGCGGATGATGGTGTCCCGCTCGGGGTCGAGCGGCTTCCCCTGCCGCTGGTCGGGCGAGTCCTTGACGTAGTAGCGCCCGGACTTCACGTCCACCTCGGACACCGAGCGCACCTCCCACGTCTCGGCGTGCTCGAGCTCCTGCGTGGTGCCGTCCCGCTGGGTGATCGTCTCCGACCAGCCGCCCCACCCGACCAGGTAGCACTCGCCGGCCACCTCCAGGTTCATGTCCAGCTCGCGCAGGATCTCGGCCTGGCCGCCCACCTCGGAGCGCAGCCGGCGCAGCTCGGCCATCGCCTGCTCGGCCACCGCCGGGGGGACGCCGGACGCCTCGTCGGTCACCGGGATCGGGGCGCCCTCGGGGTCCTCGGGGTTCTGCACGGCGACGTACAGGCGCAGCTTGCCGAGCTGGTTCCCGCGGTACCGGATCGACTCCTTGATCTCGGGCACCTCATCGAAGTAGCCCCAGGCCTCGGTCTGCCACTCCTGGCGCTTCGCCGCCTGGCGAGCGGCCACCTTGGGCTCGGCCAGCTGGATCGCGGTCGCCGCAGCCACCAGGGCGTTGGGCTGCTTGTGCTGTTCACCGCGTCGGGCCACGCGCTGCTCCCCGAGGGCTCGGCCGATGTCTTGCGGCGTGAGCGTACGTCACCAGCCCCAGCGTGGGGCACGATGGGGCTCTACCAGCCGCGGCGGCGTGGGTTGTCCCGGCGGCGTGGGGTTCGGGGCCCAGCTCGGCGCAGCAGCCGGGGTGCGTGGCCGATGTGCCACCAGTCGCAGCTGGTGCACCGGTACTCCGATACCGGGTCCCGGTCGGTGCGCTTCCGTCGGGCCTGAGCGGCGCGCTGGACGGCGGTGCGGTGGGACAGGGCGAGCTTCCCCGTGAGCCGGCACCGCAGCTGGCGCTGGTCGTCCACGTAGGTGCCGCCGGCCCGCACGGTTCAGTCGTCCTCGAGCCTCGCCAGGAGCGCGGCGCCAGCGGACAGGGCGAGGGCGGTGGCCAGCGGGCCCCACGCTCGGGGTGCGAGCCGGCGCGCGGCGACCACGCCGAGGCTCACCCACATGCCGGCGCACCACCGGCAGACCACCAGCTCGGCGAGCTTGGGCGGGTCGTCGTCGGCCATGGCTTCCTCCGACCAGGCGTTCGGCAGCTCGGGGTGGGGTCGGTGCTGCTCGGCGCGGCCTTGGGCGACGTACGCGGCCTCCACCCACCGGTCCCGGATCGGGGCGGCGATGGTGTCGGCGGTGACGAGCCGGGTGAGCCGGTACGCGGCCAGGGCGTCGATGGCGAGGCTCACCGGTACCTCCGGGCGAGCAGGCGGTGCACCAGGGCGAGAGGGACGACCACGCACGCCCAGGCCATCACCGGGACGACGGCGAGGGCCACCAGCCAGTCCGGGGCGTCCGGGTCCGAAGCGGGCCAGATCACGACCAGCAGCCACACGGCGACCACGCACGCCGAGAGCTGGGCGGCGTCGTCCAGCCGGTTGAACCACCGGTACAGCCGCTGGCCCAGCGGCAGCTCGGCGAGGTGTCGGGGCTCGGGGTCAGGGGCGAACGCCGACCAGGCCCGGTCCTCGTCCCAGCTGGGCCCGTGCTGCGGGGTCACTGGCCACCACCGGCGCAGCCGCACTTCTTCGACACCAGCCAGCTGGTGCCGTCGGTGCCGGCGATGGTGTACCGGTTGCGGGCGCCGGCGCGCTCCACGTCGGTGGCGGGCATGCTCGTCACCACCGAGCCGCCCACCTTGAGCTGGGCCACGCCGTCGCGCAGGGTGACCGTGCCGGGGCCGTGGGTGGCGATGGTCGCGCCGTCGGCGTCGAGCACTTCGACGGTCGCCCGGGACAGGGCGAGTCGGTACGCGCCGGCCATCAGCGCCGACGCTCCTGCGCTCGGGCCCGCTCGGCCTCGGTGAACAGGATCGAGCGGGCGGGCTCGGCCCAGTCCTGCGGGCGGGTCATGATGGCCATGGCCATCATCGGCGGGGGCGGCGGCGGGGTGACTCGGGGCAGCGGGGGCTCGCACACCAGCAGGCGTCCGTTCCGGGGTTGGGGTGCGCCGCTGGCCACGCACCGACCGACGCAGCGGGGTCCGCAGGTGCCGTTCACTGCCGGCCCCCGATGCTGGGGAGCCCCACCCGGTTGGGCAGCTGGAACGGCTCACGCTCGATGGTGATGCCCGAGCGGTGGGCCTGGGCCGACTCGATGAACCGGTCCATGGCCTCGTCGGACAGGGCCATGGCGTCGGTGCCGGCCACGCCCTCGATGACCAGCACGTGGAGCCGCTGGGTGCCCTGCACCACCTCGGCCCACCGCCAGCTCGCCGGCGTCGGTCGCCAGTTCCGTCCGAGCCCGAGCTGGTCGCCCACCGTGGTGGGCTCGTCGTTCGTGGGTGGCATGGGGCAGCTCCTTGGGGTTGGTCGGTGGGGCGATGCTACGCCCAGGACAGGTCAGGCGATGGGGAGGTCACGGACCACGGCGTCCAGGTCGATCCAGCGGGCGCACAGCACACCGGGCGGGGCCTCGTCCCACACCTCGCCGTCGGTGGTGACCCACACCTCGCCGCCCCACATGACGAGCGGGTAGAGCCGCAGCTTGGCGATGGCGAGCGCCATCACGTCGGTGCCGGCGCCCAGCTCGGCGAGCCGCCCGCACACCCGGAGCGCGGCCACGTCCTCGGCGGTCCACATGCGGGCCTTCCCCGCGCCCGAGCCGGCCAGGTTGTTCTCCGGGTCGAGCACGCCGAGCCGGCAGTAGTAGTCGGCCTGCCGGTACGACACACCGGCGAGCTGGGCCGCCGCCGCGGTCGAGAAGGTCGTGGCCATGGGGGTCATGCCGCTCAGGTTACCCGGCTAAGGGAAGCGTGGTTAGGCTTTCCGCCCATGCGTCTCACCCGTGCCTTATTCGTCGCCCTCGGACTGCTCGCCTCCGCGTGCTCGCCCGACGGGCTCGAGCAGCCCCTGGTGTCGGGCCCACCGACCACCGCCGAGCTGGTCACCACCACGACCAGCTCCACCACGACCACGCCGCCACCACCCCCACCGACCACCACCACGACCACCACGGCGCCGCCCACGACCACGACGGCGCCCCCACCTCCCACCACGCAGCCCGTGGTCGCCGCTGCTGCGTCCGAGCCGGTCGAGCCTCACCAGCACCCCGAACCCGCCCCTGCGGCCAGCACAGGCGCACACAGCGGGAGCTTGCACCCGGCCATCGCCGCCCACTTCGGCACCGGCGAGCTGGGCCACCAGGCGCAGCGGGTCGCCGAGTGCGAGTCCCAGCTGGACGCCGGCGCGGTGTCGCCGACGAACGACCACGGCCTGTTCCAGATCAACCGGCCCACGTGGGACAAGCCCGAGGCCTGGGACGGGTGGCAGCAGACCACCGGGACCCCGTGGTCGATGGTGTACGACGCCGACACCAACGCCCGGTTCGCGCGTGCCCTGTACGACCGGTCCGGCTGGGGCCCGTGGACCTGCCGGCACGCAGCGTGATGGGCGAGTGGAATGACTTTGGAGGCGGGCCACCCTGTCGGTGCGGGCTCGATGAGGTGTGCCCACGCCACGACACCCTGCTGGGCGTCCCGCCGATCAGCGACGGCGAGGGATCGGACCCCGAGGCGCCGACGCCCGAGCCTGACGAGCAGGAGTAGCCCGAGCTGGCGGGG